GTCAACATCAGCTTTTGTAAGGTCAAGCTCGTACTCTTTCTTCTTGAGTACGTTCATGCATTTTCGAACCATGCGCCTAACTTTTACTTTATCGTTTCTAATTATTTTTTCTTTAGCTAGTGCTGGTTTAGCATTTAGTAGCCCAGACATTATAAAGTTGTTTTCCATTTTGTTTCTCCCAGTTAGTGGGGAGCCGAAGCTCCCCTATTATATTAAAGGTTATACGCTGTCGCCTGAAGCGCATTCCAGTGAGCCAACTTCATCCTCTTACGGATGTTATAAACTGGCACGAAGTAGGTCGCCCACTTTCGGCCAGTAATTGCGAACACGAACCTCATGCCGCACACTTGATGCCCATCATCTAGATGAACTCGGTAAAGGGTAGACCCTTTAAACTTACCCTTCTTAGGGCGGTTAAGTTTGTAAGCCTTTTTAATTTGGCTCGGTTTTAGTTTAATATTCATAACGTTTCTCCCTTTCTGATTCGTTATACGAATCAGTATACTACTTTTCACTAGTAATGTAAAGCAGACTATTTTTTACTTGCACTGCTATCAAATAAATGTCATGCTAATTTCAACATTATTGGGAGATACTGAATGAGTACGTTACTAAAGATTACAGGATCGGACGGAGAGAGGAAGCGCAACGCAAACGACTTCTACCCGACACCGAGCTACGCAACCGAGGCTTTGATGAACCGAGAGTTCTTCAGTCAAAAGATTTGGGAACCTGCCTGTGGCGATGGTGCTATCTGTAAAGTTCTAGAAGAGAGAGGCCACACGACAGTCAGCACAGATTTAATTGATTACGGATTTGGTAAACCTAATGTAGACTTCCTAATGGAGCAGAAGTTACTTGCCCCAAATATTATTACGAACCCACCCTTCAGCTTGGCGCATGAATTTGCTGAGAAGGCAATTGATTTGGGTGTAGATAAATTAGCGTTACTTGTCCGACTGCAATTCTTAGAGGGCGTGAAGCGTGGTAAGTTCTTCCAAAGACATCCACCATCGACTGTGTGGGTATTCTCGAAGCGTCTGTCATTTAATCTGAACGGCACGTTTAAGTCTGGCGGTGTCATGGCATTCGCTTGGTTTGTCTTTAAGAAGGAAAACAAGAAAACTGAAGTGAAGTGGATACTGTAATGTCAATTTTGGAAGAAACAATTGTCAGAGAAGCATTAATAACAGATATTCAATACGTTGTTAGCCTTAGTAAAAAAGAAAGCCTTAGTTTAGGTTTTATTCCTAAAATGGCGTATGAATCTGCAATTACAGGAATAAAAAAAGGTAAGCGTTGGTCACCTGTTTGTAATGATAAATTATTTGTATGTACTGTTAATAATGATCTTGTTGGGTTTTGTTTGGCTAGTTTTGGAAGAGTAAATTCTGTTTATCGAAAAGGAAAAATAGCTCAAATTTGCTTACAAGAAGATGCTAGAAAGTTTGAAAGAGGTAGATTGCTTTTAAGTGAAGTTATAAATTGGGGAAAATCTTTAGGAACACTTTCTTTTGATGCAGGTTGTGCGGATGATTTAGAAAGTAATTTTTTTTGGAAAGCTATGGGTTGGAATAAAGTTGGATCAAGATTTGGCATAGGTCATCAAAATACTTGGGTGCAAACAAGTAAAAGAAAAATAAACATATACACTTATGATCCAAATTGGCTGAGTGGTCTTGTTATAATTGAAACATAATTAAATTATAAAAAAGGAGTAGGTAAATTGAGAGTAAAGTGGATACTGTGAGATGAGTGATTTGAAAGTTATACCTATAAAGTCGAGTGATACTTACAATTGGCTACTTAAAAAACATTACGCAAAACGTATTCCAAATATCACTGATTCGTTTGGTCTTTTTGATAAGTCGAATTTAATAGGTGTTATTACTTACGGATTACCACCATCTCCCTCACTTTGTGAAGGTGTTTGTGGTAAAGAACATTCAAGTAAAGTTATAGAGTTAAATAGGTTGTGCCTTCAAGATAACTTTAAAAACCAATCTTCTATATTAATTTCCAAATCTTTAAGAATGTTACCAAAGCCAAAGATTGTTGTTAGTTACGCAGATATATCACAGGGTCACGTTGGATATGTTTATCAGGCAACTAACTTTTTATACACTGGCCTGAGTGCAAAGAGAACAGAGTGGAGGATTCGTGGTTCAAATCTTCATGCGAGAACAGTTAGTGAAATTAATTTAGAAGAAAGAAAAAATAATCCAGACATATATGAGTACATAGATCGACCACGCAAGCATAGGTATATTTATTTTGCCGCCAATAAAACAGATAAAAAAATATTAAAGAAATGTCTTAACTACAAAACGCACCCATACCCAAAAGGTGAGACAAAACAATATAACTCTGGAGATAAAGTTTTAACACAAATGATTTTGGATATTTAATTTGATTGGTTACTTGACATTGCTATTCATTGCTAGTACTTGTGCGCCAAGGGAGAAACAAAATGAAATTTAAAACAAAACCATTTGCACATCAAATGAAGGCATTTGATCTTAGCAAGAAGAGGAAAGGCTTTGCACTTCTCATGGAGCAAGGCACTGGCAAGACTAAAGTCATAATCGACACTGCCGCATATCTCTACGAGAACAAGGCAATCGACACAGTGATTGTTATTGCTCCTAATGGTGTTCATCGGAATTGGGTTAACATTGAAATTCCAACTCACATGGCGTGTGAGTACAAGGCGACATTCTATTCAGCGCAAATGAAGAAGAAGCAAATTGAGAAGTTTGGTGAAGTTCTGGAGTATGACGGATTAAAGATATTCGCATTTAACGTGGAGGCATTTACATCTGTAATGGCTCAGAAGCATATGATGGTCGCTCTGAAAAATAATAAAGTTCTTATGGTTGTCGATGAGAGTAGTCGTATAAAGACACCGAGTTCGAAGCGCACCAAGATGATTACGAAGTTTGGCAAACATCCGAATGTGATAGCCAAGAGAATCTTAACAGGTACGCCAGTGACCAAAGGTGCTGAGGATGTCTTCGCCCAATTTAAATTTCTTAACCCTGATATTCTTGAGGCGACATCGCTCTACAAGTTTAAGGAGAGGTACTGTGTGATGGGTGGATTTAAGAACAAGCAGATTGTCGGCTACCAAAATATGGATGAACTGACCGAGCGTCTTGGCAAGTACAGCTTCAGAGTTCTGAAGAATGAGTGCTTGGATTTGCCTGAGAAGATATACCAACGACACTACGTTGAGATGTCTGCGGCTCAGAGCAAGCTCTACAAAGAGCTGAAGAAGTCTTTTGTCGCAGAGCTTGAGGGAAACATGATAGAGGTTCCAGAGGCGATTACACGGCTTCTCAGGCTACAACAGATATTATGTGGTTGGTTTCCAACCGAAGATTCATCTATTCCGATTGATAAAGTAAACCCACGCATTGAGGCATTGAGAGAGGTGCTAGGCAATATCAGTGGTAAGACAATCATCTGGGCGCGGTTTAAAGCCGATTTAAGAGCCATAGAGAAGCTATTAGGCTCTGAGGCGGTAAGTTATCACGGAGATGTCTCTAATGACGACAGAGAGCTTGCCGTACATAAATTTCAGAATGACCCCGATGTAAAGTATTTTATATCAAATCCACAGGCAGGTGGAATTGGTATTACGCTCAACAAGGCTGAGTATGCGATTTACTATTCGAACAGCTTTAACTTGGAGGAGCGTATGCAGTCAGAAGACAGGGCGCACAGAATAGGCACAGAGAAAAATGTGACCTACATTGATATTGAGTGCCGCAAGTCAATCGACAGTAAAATAATACAAGCACTGCGAACAAAGAAGTCTATCGCAGATATTGTAACCAAAGATCCAATGTCAATTTTTATGGAGGAAGAATAATGAATAACTTAAAGACAAAAAATATTAATGAGTGGACGGGCGGCTTAGACCCAGAGATGATGAGAAAAATATCTAGTGGTGAAACATATGATGTTTATTTTGTTCCTAATTTAACGCCAGAGGCCGCAAGGTATCTTTTAAATCGGAAACCTCACCCTGAGTCTAAACTTAATAGGCCACTAGATCCTCGTCACGTTAAAGAATACGAATTAAAAATAAAGAATAATCATTTTGCAGTTAACGGAGATCCAATTAGATTTGATTGGTTTGGAAGTTTGCAAGATGGTCAACACAGACTTCATGCTATTGTGAATACAGGAATATCTATTCCTAATCAGCACTTTGTTGCAGGTATAGACCCAGAGGCATTTTCAACAATAGATACAGGTATGCTAAAAAAAGATAAGGATATATTTTATGCTATGGGTGTTGCAAACCCTACGAAAATATCTCCCATGATTGCACTCCACAGAAAGTGGTTTGGTTTAAACAATCCGAATGATTGGAAAGAGGTAGACGAAAAGTATATTGCTTTAACGACTAGAGCAAGCACACATGATGCTCAGTATTTTGCAAAATTGTTTTACTTGTTTGGATTGTCTGAAACTCAAAAGAACGCTCTTCAAGAAGCTATTAGGATAACTAAGAATACATCAAAAAATCTAATTGTTAATGGAGGGCAGTGGGCAGGCGCAAGATGTTTAGCATTTAGTGTTTTAAAGGCAGGAAATTCACAAAGCTCTGCGGCAATACAAAGTTTTTTTAATGATCTATCAAATGAACATCCTCAAAACTGGAACCCAAATTTTCCTGTTAAGAGACTTATTAATAAGATTAAGAGTGAAATGAAACTTGTCTTTGAAACAAAATATAAATTTGATCCATCAATGAGAAATGAGTTGCTCATTAAAGCGTGGAATGCCTATGCCTCCAATGAACTTTTGTATCAAAAAGATGTAGAGCATTACACTGGAAAGGTTCCTAAAATTAAAGTTATAGGTGCGATCCCATATACAAAAAAGAAAATAGGTAACAGATAATGAGTGAGAAAAACTTTTGGAACTTAGTCAGGGATAATTGTCCTGTGAACATGCACCGAGTTGAGAACTCTGTGATGCGAGGAATGCCTGACGTTCATTACATTCGCAATGGCCAGTCAGGTTGGATCGAATTAAAGTATTTGGCCAAGTGGCCGAGCAAGAGATTTGCTTCAGGTTTAATGTTAAATCAAATGATGTGGAATAAACAATACCGAGAGCAAGGTGGCAACTCATGGGTTCTAATCCGAATAGGCAAAGAGTTTACTGGATTAGTTGCCGATGCCGAAGCACTGTACGGCAAACCCACAATACAAGAGTTTATGAACTTACTAACTTGGTTTCACTCTGGAAACTTTAAGAAAGAGAACTGGGAGGAACTGGCTCAAATTCTTATGAAAAGAGATGCTATCAAAGTTAGTGGAGATAATATCATAAACTTTCAAGAACGAGCTTGACTAATATAATTGCTATCATTAGTTATATATTTACTATTAAAAGGAGAGAGTAATGGATAAAGATGAACGTAAAGGAGTTGAAGGCTTCGAGTATAAGCAACTGGGTGTTCGACTTAGGGCAGATGTCTGGGATAAGCTAGACGCTCACTGGGTCAAGACCCGTATTTCTAAAACGGCTATTGTTGAGATGGCTGTCAAGGAATATCTTGAGGGGCTTGGGTATTAGAGATGAGGTACACGCAGAAACTTGTAGATAAGATCTGGGATGATTCGGTTGACGGATTGTCTCGGCCTGAGATTGCCGCCAAGAGAAAACTGAAGTGGTCACAAATTGATTATGTCTTAAAGCATAAGAGGCCAAGTCAGATCTTCGATTACCACCATGAGGATACTTCCCCAGAGAAGGTGATCATTGAGGATACATACACTGTGGATTCCAATGGTGATGTAAAAATAGAAACCCCAGAAAGCAATTTGGTAAAGTCGATTGTTAAATTTTTTAAGGATTTTTTTAAATGATAAATAAAGATCTGAGCAACAAGGAGTATCACGAACATGCTTCTTATTCATCTAGCGATGTAAAGGCCGTTGCGACATCGACAATTTACCACTGGAAGAATGCGGTGCGAAAAGAGAGTGCCGCATTTGATTTAGGAAGTGCAGTCCACGCCATGCTACTTGAGCCCGAAAAGAACTTAGTTATTGAAGGCCCAGAAACTCGCAGAGGTAAGGAATGGAAGGAATTAAAGGATGCCACTGATTTTGGTGGTAAGATCCTACTTCCCAAAAAGGAATATCACTTGGCCGAGAACATGAGCCAATCCGCTATGTTTACAGAGAATGTAAATGAACTGTTGACGGATAGTCTACTCATTACCGAGGCTAGTTTCTTTGTCCACGATAGAATGTGTGAGCTAGACTTGAAGTGTCGGCCAGATGGATTACTGCCACACAAGCGCATAATGTTTGATATTAAGACATGTCAGGATGCATCGCCCACAGGTTTTGCCAAGGCAGTGCGTGACTATGGGTATGATATTCAGGCGGCATTCTACAAGCATGTTATGCATTTAGAGGGCGTGACAGTAAAAGATTTCTTTTTCATTTGCATTGAGAAGACGAATCCGTTTATAGTGCAAGTTCACAAATTGTCAGACGAATATTTAAACCACGCTCACATGCGAATGATACATACGTTAAAGACAATACGGGAGGCTGATGTTACTCAAGATTATTCAACAGGCTGGCCTGAAGTAAATACCATCGACTTACCTAAGTGGATGGAAAATTAAAGCGGAAGTCACGGAGCTTCTGACCTTATCCCAGTGTAGGGGTGCTACACATTAAAACCGAAAGGAGTTGCAACATGCAACATATAATAAATAATGTCTCTGTTCTTTACCCAAGACTTAACCAACCTTACCGCTTTGACAGTGGTGAGAATAAGTCCGTTCCATGTCAGTGGGACGATGAGGGAGCTTGCTATGAAACAAGTTTTATCATGGAGAAAGACGAGGCAGTTACGTTAGGAAGAATCTGTAAGGAGGCGTATAAGAATGCGGCTTCGATGGGAAAGGGTAAGTGGCCTGCGGAACCGCAACGTCTACCTGCCAAGACTGTCAAGGCAGATGACGGAACGACTGAGTATCACGGCAAGTGCCGTATCAAGGCCAAGTACGGCTCTGATAAAACTCAGCAACCTAAACAGGTTGATGCCAAGAGAAATCCTTTTCCAAGTGATTTCAGGTTAACGTCAGGTTCAAAGGCAAACATTGCCGTGACTGTCGTTCCCTATAATACGGGAACGGAGAGCGGTGTATCCCTGAGGATACGCGCTGTTCAAGTTACGGAGCTTGCGGCTGAGCAGGTGGCGGCTGATCCATTTAGCGTTGTGGATGGGTACACAACGGATAGTACATTTGTATCGGCTCCTGCCCCAGTGGAAGACTTATTGGAGGATGATGAGATTCCATTTTAAGTAAATTTAAAGTTCAGCCCAGTTCTGAGGAAAGGATTTTCTACTGGGCTGAACACCACCATTTTTTTGCGAGGCGGCAATATTATGATAGACGATAGTAAAGGAAAATACAAATCAGCGCGTTGGTCAGAATGGTCGAGTACGATCGTTCAGAGTTTAAACTTGAAGCAGGTTACACAGGGAGAGTATCACGGGGCGTGTCCAAATTGCGGTGGCAAGGATAGGTTCTGGATTAATGAGTATAATGGAGATGTGAAGGTTCAGTGCAGACAGTGCAATGACTTCAAGGAGATTACGAATATTTTACGTTCACAGGGATTGTGGCCAGAGAGGGAGAATGGTTTTACCGCTAAGGAAATAGAGTGGCCGAGTGTCTCAACTCAACATCCTTACTTGGCCAAGAAGAAGATCGCACAACATAACGCACTGATCGATGGCGGTAACCTCGTCATTCCAATTAACAATCACATGGGAAAGAAGGTCGGAACTCAGACAATTAGTTCTGACGGAACAAAGAAGTTCTCGAAAGCCATGCCAGTCGTTGGTAACTTCAGCGTCCTTGGCGGAACGATTACAGACTTGGCGTATATTGCTGAAGGTTGGGCGACGGCCGCGTCTATTAGTGAGGCTACAGGCAAGCCTGCCGTGTTTGCGTTAAACGCCAACAACATTACGGAAGTTATTAAATCCCTGAAGATCGCCAAGCCACACGCAGAGTTTATTGTGTGTGCCGATAATGATGAGGCAGGGATTAAGGGAGCTGAGAAGGCGAAGGAAGATCACGGCACGATCTACATGCTCCCACCGAAGAATATGGATTACAATGATCTGTGGGTTGCGCGAGGTGCAGAAGTTGTGCAGAAGTTTCTAACGCCAAGAAGATTTCAGGACAGTGTATTCTGGGCTGACGATGCAGAGCCAATCCTCACAAACAATTACCTGATAAAGAACTGGCTCGGTGCAAATCAACTGAGCTGTCTTTACGGAGCCTCGAACACTGGTAAGTCTTTCCTAGCCCTAGATATGTCTTGGCACATTGCCACTGGCAGAGAGTGGAACGGAAATAGAGTTGTCGAGGGTGTTGTTCTGTACATGGCAACGGAGGGTGGCAACAGCTTCAGGAATAGAGTTTACGCCCTGAAAGAGCATTACGGAGATGAGAACGCACTGTTAGCCGTCAGGCCAAGTCCAGTCGATATGTTTAACAGTGACGTTGATCTGCCCACGTTGGAGAACTTATGCAATGAGATTCGCAATGAGAAGGGCGAGATTGCACTGATTGTTGTGGATACACTGTCCAGAGCAATGGCAGGGGCTAATGAAAATACATCGGAAGATATGTCGCAATTCATAAAGAACTGTGATATACTCAGGAACATCTCGAACGCTCACCTTATGATAGTGCATCATACAGGCAAAGATGCCGCCAAGGGAGCGCGTGGTTCGAGTGCATTGAAGGCGGCACTCGACACTGAGATAGAACTGGACGTTCAGAATGAGAGTGGTATCAGAACAGCACTCTGCACGAAGCAAAGAGATTTAGAGGGTGGTGCGGCATACTCATTCAGGCTGAACGTCTCAGTTCTTGGTGTTGATCCAGATGGCGATGACATTACGACTGTGATCATTCAGAAGGTTGACGCTGAGGAACTGGAGGATGCGAAGAAGAAGCAACCCAAAGGTAAGAACCAGAGGCTGTTCTTGGAGTGCTTTAATCAACTCAAGTCAGATAAAGTTGGGCAACCAAACCCAGCAGGAACTGGGTGGCCAGAGCCGCATACTTACTGGGTTATTCAGGAGGAAGATGTGCGTGAACACTTCACTGGGAAGTTCACTGGATCGAACCATAGAAGCGCGTGGAAGCAGACTCTGGAGGCTATGATTTCAGGTGATTTTATCTGTATGAACCAAGGTCAAATCTGGCTGTTGGCGAAAGAGGGCAAAGTATGAAAACGTATGAAAACACGAATGTAATAAAAACAATGACTTACGAATGCGTTTCATACGCTTTCCTACGCTTTCCTACGCTAGTTCATACGTGTATGAATTGTAGGAATTATATATAGATAATTCCTACTTCATACGGGAACCGAAAAAAGAGGATTATATGGGAAGTAAGACGACAGATATTAGGCCACGCTTTAGGAAGGTCAAAGGTACAGAAGGGTCAAGGATCTTTTGGCATCCCTGTTCAGTGTGTGGCGACACTGATGCACCCTTCGGGTTGGGCGTGTCATTAATGCATAATCAATTTGGAACGTGGTTCTGTGCCGTCCACTTACCAGACGATTATTACGAGAGGAAAAGAAAATGAAGGCAAGTGAGTTATTAAAGGAAGCGCAGAAGTTGGTGGATGAAGATCGTCAGAGTTCATACGGAGAACCTGAAGAAAGTTTTAAGAGACTGGCGAAACTGTGGAGCGCATACCTTGATGTAGAAATAACACCACACGATGCCTGTGTTATGATGACGCTTTTAAAAATTAGCAGATTAGCGTATAAACCAAGCAAAGATTCAAGTACGGATGGAGCCGCATATTTATGCCTTGCCCATCAAGTGAGTTAACCCCCTGCGTCTGGTCGCCTCTATGACGCTTGTTTCTCCCAAAACTTAGGGGGTGACTGACCCCTGACTCAAATTGAGTTGGGGGTCTTTTTTTTTATTTATTTTACATTTGGTGCTTGACAGTGCTAGTAATTGCTATTACTTATAATATATAGAAACAAACAAGGGAGAAACAAAATGGAAGATTATCAAAGAGAATTTTTAATGAATTATATACCATCTTATATTCTTTTAGATGAACTAAGCAAAAAAATTAATCACCTTTGTCAATTTGATGATGTGACTGGGGGTATGATAAAGACACTCGAAGCAGAAGAATTGGAATTGTATCGTGCTGTGGGTCAACAACGGAGAGATGCAGAAGAAAATGTAATAAAATTTACTGAGATGTTTGATGAAAATGCCGTCGATATTGTTCGTATAAACGCCTACCATACATTTCGTGAACATGTAGGGCCATGCGAAGATTTTGACGATCACATGGTAGAAGCATTTATAAATGCAATAATAAACAAAAGCGAAGATCATTGTAGAGATCTTTATAATCACGTTTGAAAGAGGAGAAACAAAATGGAAAATATGACCACTAAAGAAAAGCTCAATGAACAAAAAGAGTTTGTAGTAGAATTAACAGAAAGATTGTCGGGTGATTCAGACTACAATAGTTATTTGCAATCTAAATTGTGGAATTTACTTTTTACCCTTAATCAAATGGAAAGGCATATGAAATGAAATTCTTAGTGAAATGGTCGGAAGGTTACTACGGAGATGCAAGGCCAGAGGTTGTTGCATTAGATGAAATCAAAGAATCTAGTGCGTGGGATCTTACCGATGACGTTATCGATACCTTGTCGAGCCTAGAAGTCGGGCATGAATACTTTCATTACGAACTCGGAAGTACACTTAATTTTATTAAATTATAAAGGGAGAAAATCAAACAAAATCAGCCTCACTTCGGTGGGGCTTTTTTTTTGTAAAATAATGTGTATATTGAAAGAGAGCTTTATCAGAGGATTAAAATGTTACAGAAAAATCGTGGTGGAAGACCAAAGTTTGAAATAACTCCAGAAATCTGTGAGCAAGTGGAAAACCTCTCAGCGCAAGGTCTTACAGTCGATCAAATCGCCTCAGTGCTTGGTGTGAGTAGGCAAACAATCTACGAAAGACAGAATGAGTACCCTGAGTTTTCTGACGCGCTAAAAAGAGGGCGTGGAAAAGGCGTGGCCAATGTAACCAACGCTTTATATACAAAAGCAATAGATGGTGATAACACGGCCATGATCTTCTACTTGAAGAACCGAGCAGGTTGGGTGGACAAACAGGAAGTTCAGTCAACTGTTGAGCAGAGACATGTCATAGATTTAACTAGGATTCCAGATGACCAACTTGAACAGCTTGAAAATGCATTTAAGCAACCTGACTCTCGAACAGGTGATGGCCGAGAAGTATCGGAGATCATTGAGGGAGTTTACGAAGGCTAGTTGGCCGTCTATTGAGCCTGCTCAACCTTTTGTGAACAACTGGCACATCGATGCCATTTCCGATCACCTACAGGCCGTTGTGGAGGGCGATATCAAACGCCTGATTATAAACGTGCCTCCCAGACACATGAAATCGATTTCTGTGGCCGTAGCATTGCCTGCTTGGACTTGGACGAAGCAACCTGACAAAAAGTTCCTTTATGCGTCTTACGCAAGCTCTCTGTCGATCAGAGATAGCGTTAAATGTCGTCGGTTGATCGACAGTAACTGGTATCAGGATCATTTTAGCGAAATGTTTGATTTAACATCTGACCAAAACCAAAAGCAACGATTTGAGAACGATAAGACTGGCGCAAGGATTGCAACATCGGTTGACGGGGCGTTAACGGGTGAAGGTGGCGATATAATAATCATTGACGACCCACACAACGTCAGAGAGAGCGAAAGCTCACTTGTGAGGCAGGGTGTTCTTGATTGGTGGGATCAGGCGATGCAAACACGGCTTAACGACCCCAGAACAGGCGCATTTATCATTATCATGCAGAGAGTCCACGAGAATGACTTAACAGGCCACATTCTGGCAAACGATCTAGGCCACGAATGGGATCACTTGTGCTTGCCTGCTCGGTATGAGGTTGGCCACCCAACACCGACTGTATCTTCATTAGGCTTTGACGATCCGAGAACAGAGGAGGGCGATTTACTCTGGCCAGAAAGAATAGACGGCAGAACACTCGACAATCTGGAGAAGAGCCTTGGAAGTTACGCCAGTGCAGGTCAGCTACAGCAACGTCCTGCACCGAAGGGCGGTGGAATCTTAAAAGCCAAGTGGTGGGTTCCTTGGGAAAGCCAAGACTTACCGACAAACATTGAGTACGTCATTCAGAGCTACGATACGGCATTCAGCACAAAAGATTCGGCTGATTACTCTGCTCGAACGACTTGGGGCGTGTTCAGGAAAGATGGCATGATGAACATCATGGTTCTGGATATGTGGTACGATAGGGTCAGCTATCCTGACCTAAGACGCATTGCCCAAGATTCATATTACGAGTGGGAGCCTGACGCAGTGTTGATCGAAAAGAAGGCATCTGGTCAATCTCTATTGCAAGATTTGCGTATGGCTGGCATACCTGTTATCGAATACCTGCCTGACCGAGATAAGCAAGCGAGGGCGCATGCAAGTTCCGCATTGTTAGAAGATGGAAGAATTTACTATCCTTTTGATAAAAAGTGGGCTAAGGATTTAATTGACATATGTTCAGCATTTCCTGCTGGAGATAATGACGACATAGTTGACACATGTACGCAAGCATGGCTAAGATTGCGAAAAGGTTGGTTTGTCGGCCACACTGATGATTACGAAGATGATGAATACACTGAGCAAAGAAGGATGACATTATATGGCTAGGTCACCAATTCTCACTAATGAATTAGCACCATTTGCAGAAGGCGCACCAGCCGATGATCTGCAAGTCGAAGAAATCTCACAGGAAGAAGTTTTAGTTGGCGATCCAGATCTAGACATTGGCATTGAAGATTCGCCAAACGATTTTGATTCGAACTTGGCAGAAGTGATTGACGACCGAGATCTAATGCGAAAAGCACAAACTTTGATTTCGTATTTCGAGACTGACAAAGATTCTAGATCTGAGTGGGAGGAGCGATACAAGGAGGGGCTGAAGACAGTAGACCCTGACGGTGGCTTAGACGAATCAGAAGATGAGAGAGCGACCCGTGGATTATCGACAGTCGTTCACCCGATGATCGCTGAGGCGGCAACACAGTTTAACGCCAGAGCGATTGCAGAGTTATACCCATCAGGCGGCCCAGTGAAAACTGTTATTGTTGGCGATCCGAATGAGGAGCTAGAAGAGCAGTCAAGGCGCGTCAGAGAATTTATGAATTACCAGATTACTCAGGAGATGCCTGAGTATTTCCCAGACTTAGATCAAATGCTATTCCACCT